AAATAGTCCTAGGTAAGAAATACGAAAAATACAGGAAGGAATATATATTATGAGCACTTTAGAAGTTAACTATATCAAGGGTAGTGTTGCCCTTGGTGGATTGTAAACCCACTGTCGTTAAACGTAGGGCGTAGTAGACGAGAGGCGCAAGTCCTCCACTACCCACCAATTTAGGAAAGTACATGCCAGCTAAAGAACGTGACTATAAAAAAGAATATGCTAGGGATCATTCAGGTGCCTCCTCTAAGAAGGACAGAGCCTCTAGAAACAAAGTACGAGCACAAATGGCTAAGGCTGGTAAAGTACGTAAAGGTGATAAAAAGGACGTAGATCACAAAGATGGAAACCCTAAAAACAATTCTAAAAAGAACCTACAAGTTATGAGTAGGTCCAAAAATCGTTCAAAACAGTAAGGATTATTATGAATAGTATTAAACTAAAGGTTTCTACATTTGTCACAGATGTTTTAAATAAAGTATATACGTATGCCCTTAGCAATTTTGTTGTTTATACAGCGTTTGTATTAATTGCTGGAATGGTCTTAGGACTTATTTCTGCATCTACTTTAGGATCATAATATGGGTTACGCTCTTTCTCAAAATGCAATTAAAGGTACTGTTAAAGACCTAGAGGTTGCTATTGATATTCAAAGTACCTTTGTTGGTTACACATTAATTTTTCTTGTCAAATCTGGAAATGAGTGGAAAGGTATTGCTGAAACTAAAGGTAGTACTAATCCTTTACAGGGGCCTCAATTTTTAAATGCAGTATTAGCTAAAGGAGATTCTGTGAAGTGGTTAGAAGCTGCACTTATTGAATTAAGTGGTTATATTAAAAACTGGTATAGTATTGTTTTTGGTGGTCCTGTAACAGGCCCAGAAACATATGCACGACCAGAAACCGGCGAAGAAGCTTATGAACAAATTAAAAGTCTTTTATCCCTTTATAAATTCTCAGAAGAAACATTGTCTGCGGTTAAAAAATAACTTTGGGAAAAGAAATAGCTAAACTTGATGAGTGTACAGATAAACAAAGAGCATTTATACAAGCATTAAAATCCCCCGAGATAGTAAATATAGCCTCTAAAGATAGATTTAGATGGGCCGCAGATAAAGCTGAGTATAGTAATACAACTAGTATTTCAGAGATAATGGCCCCTCTTAGACATCTTGTAAAAGATATTGCAGAGCAGATGCTCTCAGATGCGTCTATTTATGCTGCGTGGCAGGTTACAGACACTTTAACTGGTGGTGAGGTAGATAGTTCTACTAAGGTCCGCCTAGAGGCTGCTAAGGAGATTTTAGATAGGTCTGTACCTAAGAGAGCAGAGGCAAAGAGAACTAATGAACCTATCACAATTGTTATAATGCCAGCCAAGCAGGAAATTATAGAAGTATCCCAATACATTGAACACGAAAATTAAATTTACTCCTGTAAGGAGAAAGAATATTGGTAGAGCACCTTGGGGATATACACCAGACCCAGGTGATATGTATCTACTTATACCTAATATTGAAGCTCTAAAAATTTTACACGAGAGTTTTGACCATTTAGATAATGGAGGCTCTGCTAGAGTCACTTCTGATTGGGTAACATCTAAATCAGGTGTATCATTATCTAGTGCAGGTTTATTAAACCTGTATAACGCTACTGAGGACAGAGAAGAAGGTAAAGCTAAAAGAGCAAAGCTTGTAGCTAATTACACTGCCCATAGAAAAAAGCGTAAAAAGAGATTAACTAAAGAGCAGAAGATCAATAATGAAATTGGTCAAATACAACGTAAGTTAACTCTTAAAAAAAGGAAATTAAAGGCTGTAGCTGAGGGCCCAAGTCTAGAGAATAGACCTGAAACTCTTCCAGCAGAACCAATTCCAGAAACAACTAATTTTGAAATCCGACCAAACCCTGGACCACAGACTGAATTTTTATCTGCATCTGAGGACGAGGTGCTTTTTGGTGGACAGGCTGGTGGTGGAAAATCATTTGGAATTACCGTAGACCCTTTGAGAACGGTTCATTTTTCATCACACAAAGCTATTACATTCCGTAAAACAAACGATGAACTTCGTCAACTTATCTCCCTCAGTAAGCAGATGTATCCTAAAGTTATTAAGGGTGCTAGGTGGAGAGAGGCTGATAAAACGTGGGACTTCCCTTCCGGTGCATCCCACTGGTTTCGCTATCTTGATAGAGATGATGACGTAGAATCTCTACAAGGTCAAGACTTTACACATATTTATTTTGATGAATTGACTCACTGGCCCACGCCATATGTGTATACTTATATGCGTTCTAGAAAACGCTCTACTGATCCTCAAATTAAACCTTACATTGGTATGAGGTCTACTACTAACCCTGGTGGCCCAGGCCACGGTTGGGTTAAAAAGATGTTTATTGACCCTGCTCCAGCTAACACCTCATTTATTGGGGTGGATATGGAAACTGGTGATCCTATGTATTGGGAAGAAGATGACCCTGCATCGGGACATATGAGGGGCGACCCTCTATTTACATGTAGGTTTATTCCTTCTCAATTGTCTGATAATCCACATCTTAACATGGATGGTGCTTATCGTGCCAGCTTATTATCTCTTCCAGAAGTTCAGCGTAAACAACTATTACTTGGTGATTGGGATGTTGCTGTAGGAGCAGCTTTCTCAGAATTTGACAGAGATGTTCATGTTTGTGAGCCTTTTCAAGTACCAGAAGGTTGGTCAAAGTTTAGAACATGTGACTGGGGATATGAGTCTCCAGCCTGTTGTTTGTGGATTGCGGTGGATTTTGACGGTAAATTCTGGGTTTATAGAGAATTATATACTAAGCGAGTATTAGCCTCAGATTTTGCGGATAGAGTTATAGAAATGGAAGCTGGAGATCAGGTTAATTATGGTGTCTTAGATAGCTCCTGTTGGGCTAAGAGGGGGGATGGTGGCCCTTCTGTAGCCGAGGTTTTAAACAAGAGAGGGCTTAATTTCAGACCATCTGATAGAAGTCCTGGAAGTCGTGTTCAAGGTAAGCAGGAAATGCATAGAAGACTTAAGGTAGTTTCTAGACAAAACCCAACAACTGGACAAGAAGAAAAATATACAGGGTTGACAATTGTTAATAATTGTGTAAACCTGATACGAACTCTACCTTCACTTCCGTTAGATAAGTCAAACACAGAGGATGTTGACACTAAAATGGAAGACCACGCTTACGATGCTTTACGTTATGGGTGTGCTACAAGACCGTTAGTTCCTACGGCCTCTAGTACCACAAACATGAATATTAACTCCATAGATGTGTCTACAGACCCAGTAGAGCATTATTTTGAAAGCTAATTAATGTCAGAACTTTCTGCTAAAAATCAAATTTCCTCTGAAAACTTAGTTGAAGAAGAACAAGAAGACTCTTCAATTATTTTATCAGATGATGCTAAAAGGTCTGTTGTAGACTCATTATCACCTATGACAATGCTTGTCAAGCAAAGATATGAATCTGCTAAACGTACTAGAGCCCCTCAAGAGGCTATTTGGTCAAAGGCTTACAGAAACTTTAGAGGTCTTCCAGGTTCTGATGGAACCTTTATTGATAGTGAAAAATCTAAAGCATTTATTAAGATTACTAAAACTAAGGTTATGGCTGGTTATGGTCAAATCTTAGATATTATTTTTTCTGATGAAAAACTACCTATTGAAATTTCTGCTACTCCAGAACCTTTAGGGGTTGCTGATGTAGTTCACGTAAACTTACAGGACCCTGTAGGTCAGCAAGAAGCCCCTCCTGACCCCTTCCAACAAAAAGAGGAATCTTTAGTAGGTTATGGTGGGGATGGTAATGATCTTTCTCCAGGGGAAACCTTAGCGGATCGTGCGGGTGCTTTCTTTAAAAGAATTCTTCCTGGAGCTAAATTTAAAGAAGGTCAAGGTCAAACACCAGCGGATTTAACACTTAGACCTGCTGAAGTCTCAGCATCTAAAATGAACAGACGTTTACATGATCAACTTATAGAGGGTGAGGCTAATACAGCTATTCGTCAATCAACTTTTGAAATGTGTTTATTAGGTACAGGCGTACTAAAAGGCCCATTTAGTTATAATAAAGAATTCCCTCGTTGGGCAGAAGATGGTGCCTATATCCCTGTAAATGAGGATATTCCAAAACTTGAACACGTTAGCGTGTGGGATTTTTACATTGACCCAGACTCTAGAGCCTTAAAAGATGCAGACTGGGCTATTCAAAGACGTAAACTATCTAGATCACAAATGTTAGACTTAAAGGGTAGGGTTGGTGTTAGAGACTCTGCTGTAGATAATTGTGTTGACGCTGGAGCTAACTACGTAGAAGAAAGCTTTGAACACTCTTTAGATGACAATAATTTTTCAGAAGGTATGAACCGTTGGGAAGTTCTTGATTATTGGGGTAATGTTGACAAAAAACTATTAGAAGATTTAGACGTTAAACTGCCTATACCAGAAGGTAAAGATGAGGTCCAGGTAAATATTTGGGTTTGTGAAGATCAACTTATTAAAGTTATTGTAAATCCATTTACACCTAAAAGGCTTCCTTATCTTGTTTGCCCATTTGAATTTAACCCTTATAACCCTTGGGGTGTAGGTATTCCTGAAAATATGGAAGACACACAAGCTCTTATGAATGGGTTTATTAGGCTTGCTGTAGATAACGCTGTTATTTCTGGTTCATTAATGATGGAGGTTGATGATGCTCTTATGGTTCCTGGACAAAATTACAAGGTTAAAGCTGGTAAGTTCTTCCATAAAAACTCAGGAACAGGCCAAAGGGCTATTGAGACTATTAAGGTAGCAAACACGGCCCCACAAAATATTCAGATGTTTGATACAGCTAGAAGATTAGCTGACGAAGCTACTGGTATTCCTTCATTCTCTCACGGTATGACTGGTGTTCAGGGCGTTGGTAGAACTGCCGGTGGTATTTCAATGTTATTAAATGCTGCATCATTATCCACAAAAACAGTTATTAAAAATGCTGATGATTTCTGGTTTGCTCCTATTGGAAAGCATTTTTATGCTTGGAACATGCAATTTAAATTTGATAAAGATTTATTAGGTGATCTTTCTATTCATGCTAAAGGTACTATAAACCTTATGATGAAGGAAGTAAAGACCCAAAAGCTTACTCAACTTGCTATGGGCGTATCACAAACTCCTGGTGCTGCTTGGATTAACTGGAAAGAGTGGACTTCTGAATATTCTACTTCTTTAGGGCTTGGCAACAGGCTTCTTAATAATCCAGAACAAGCACAACTACAGGCTATGCTTATCCAAATGACTCAACAAGGTCAGGCTCCAAAAGGAATGGATGGTCAGGCTATGCAAGGTGGTGGGCCAGCATTGCCAGGACAGGAAGGCTTTACAGGAACACCACAGGAGCAGGGTGGACAACCGCCTCCACAAGGACAGGAGCAGTTTTAAATGACTAAGGATGAAGCGTTTGAATCTATTATTAAATTAGGTAAATCTAATACCGATGTTGTTATAAAGTTTTTAGAGTTTGCTGAAAAAACTTATTTAGACGGTATATATCAAAAACAGGGTGAGGATATTCTTAAACAAATTGGTGCAGCCTCTGGGTGTGCTGGTTTAGTTAATAATTTAAACTCTTATATAGAACAAAAGGAAAGAAATAGGGAAGAATCAAAAAATGGCGATGTTTAGTACAGAACTTAAGGGAGCATTTATCCCAGGATTAACTAAAAGTTCAAAGACTCCACCATCTCTTGGTGGTTTTGTTGATCCTTCACAACAACAGGACGAAGTTTTAAAGCGTTTGTATTATGGTTCATCCGCCAGTAAAACTGGTGATATTGCTATGGAACAGGCTGCTGTCAAAGCTTCTGGCTTAAAACAACCACCTATGAGAGATGCCTCTGTAAATGTTTCTCCAAGTAAATCTTTTTCTGAGGTAGAAGCTGAAAAAGCTTCTGCTGCACCTAAAGCACCTGCAACAACTCCTGGAGGACTACCTCCATCTGTAGTTACGGGCGGTGGCGGTGCTACACAACCAGCTACACCTGGATTTGAAAGCCCAGAAGGCTTCTCACAATATAGCTTTAACGTTGATATGGGCTCTGATCTTGGTATGGGCTCTTTTAATGGTCCTATTAATATTCCAGGTATATCATACAATGCTGATACTAAACAATGGTTTAATGGTTATAGTGGAAAAACCTTTGATGTTGATGGTACTGAAATTGAAGTAGAAGGAGAAGTGCCTTTCGATCCTAATCAAGAAGTTGCAGTTGCACAGGAAGAAGGTTCTGATATTAAACCTCTTGATGGTTTTATAACCACTCCAAGTACTACAGACAATTCCCCTTCACCACAAAATGTTAGCTTACATCCTATGCAGGTACAAGGAATGGCAACAATGCTTGGTGATCCTATTATGCAAAAACTGGTAGCTAATATGTCAGTTTCTGACTTTATGCAAATGGTTCAGGGCGGATTTCAACAAAAACAATAAAAAGGCTTGACATTAATTCATATTTGTGTACACCTGATACATATACAACCCCTAGGGCTACCCATAACACACCTATACTAAATATAGGCCCCCAAGGAGAAAAAGATTTTGGATAAAGAAGATGGAAGCGAAGGCTTCTTAGAAACTAAAGGCGTTGTTCGTAGAGCAGAGCAAGAATTAGAAGAAGCAATTAAAGCAGAACGTCCAGAAGACCTTGCTCCTAAAGAGGAAGAAAATTCTGAGGAAACTTCTGAAGAAGTAAAAGAAAGTAAGGTCCCAGAAAACGTTCCTGGTGATGAGGATGCAGATGGTCATGATTGGAAAACCAGATATGGTAACCTTCGTCGTTACATGCAAAAAGAGTTAGACCGCCGTGATGGTATAACTAAAGAAAAGAATGATGAAATTACGTCCCTAAAAGGACAGCTAGAACAAACAGCTAAGTCAACTAATGTTTCTTTACCTGAAACAGATGAAGACCTAGAACAGCTAAAAACTGAAAACCCAGGTGCATACAATTCAATCATCAAGATTGCTAAAAGTATTGCGGATGATGTGGTTGAAGATAAAATGGCTGCATTAAGAACTGACGTAGACGCGATTAATAATCGTAGTAAGAAAAACGTTGAAGATGCAGCAGAGGTGGCTCTACAAAAGAGACATCCAAAACTGGATATTGCGAATTTAGGTACTGACACGAAGTTTATGGAATGGTTTGGAACCCTTTCTAAGAAACATCAAGCAGACCTTACAGAAAACAAAGAAGATGTGGAATCGGCTTCCTTCGTTCTTAGAGCATATGAACGTGAAGTATTAGAAGCTGATCCCAAAAGTAAGAAAGATGCTCTAGTAAAAGATGTTAATAGAGAAGCATCACGCGATGTTAAAACATCTGGAGCAAAAAACCCGTCGGATGCCCAACCGGACAAAGGATACGATTTTCTTGAATCAGAAATCGAGAGAATGCCCCCTAAAGTCTTTGAGGAAAAGGCAGACGATATTGAAAAGGCTTACAGAAACGGACGAGTTCTTATGGACAAGTCTGGAGCCTCTTCCAACTAGGCAACTCGGCAATCCGACCCTTAGTTAATTTAAACTTTGTGTTGGACCTACCGACATACCTTTATTTATAACGACCTCTCTTGAGCTACCGTTAATCGTAATAAAGCCGTCAATTATAAGGTCCTATTAGCGTTACACCATTTTGGTGTGACTAATTTTATACTCTTTATAGGAGAATTATAACTATGGCTTTTCAAACAGCAGCAGCTTATGGAAACTTATCTCAGGGCAACTTTAGTCCGGTCATCTATTCTAAGAAGGCTCAACTTCAGTTCCGTAAGGTTTCGGTAGCTCAAGACGTAACTAACACTGAATACTTCGGTGAAATCTCAAGTATGGGTGATACAGTTAACATCATCCAAGAACCAACACTAACGGTTTCTGCATACTCTCGTGGTCAAGATATTAATATTCAAGACCTTGACGATGATCAAATTCAATTAGTTGTTGACCAAGCTAACGCTTATGCGTTTAAGGTTGACGACATTGAACGTAAGCACGCCCACCACAACTGGGAAAGCATGGCTTCTAGCCAAGCTGCTTACCGTCTAAGAGATGCTTTTGATACTAACATCTTCACATACATGAAGAGTAATCTAACAACAGCATTAACTATTGGTACAACCGGCTCACCTACGCCTGTTAACTACGATGGTGCTGCTGGTGACTTTTCTCCAACTCAACTATTAAACCGTCTAGGTCGTTTACTTGACGAAGGTAACGTTCCTTCCGAAGGCCGTTGGGCTGTTGTTGATCCATTCTTCTTAGAACTGATGAGAGATGACAGCTCTAAGCTTATTAACAACGATTACTCTGAAAAGGGTGCTCTGAGCAATGGTATGGTTACAAACCGTCCAGTGCAAGGGTTTAAACTTTATGCTTCTAACAACCTCCCATCAGTTGGTACTGGGCCTTCGGCTACATCAGGAACAAACTATGGATGGCTGTTAGCTGGACATACGAGTGCGGTTGCTACTGCGGAACAAATTATGACATCAGAAAAAATTCGTGCTGAAAGCACATTTGCTGATATCATCCGTGGTCTTCACGTATTCGGTCGTGGTCTACTTCGTTCCGAGTCACTTGTGGCTTCTATTTATAACAACGCTACTTAATCGGGCATAGGAGAATAAAAATATGAGTACTATTAGTTTATATGTTGGTGGAACAACTGGTTATCCTGCGAGAGCAGGACTCCAGGGTGTTGGAGTCTTTGAGCAAGTAATTGATTTTGCTGCTGTTCTAGCAGCTAAGGGAAGCGCCCTAGCTGCTGAGGACATTGTCCAAGCGATTTCACTACCTGCTGGAGTTCAAATAATTTCAGCCGGTGCGGAAGTTCTTACTGCTGCTAATCCTTCGGCTGCTACAATTAACGTAGGGCTTGCTGGTGGAGATACCATCGTTGATGGGGCTGACGCTAAGACAGCAGGTTATTGTGCAGTCGGAACGAATGGGTTCCTTCAAACTGCTGGTAATCGTCTATCAGCAGCGGACACTATTGATGTAACCCTAGCGACACTTACAGGGACTATTTCAACAGGTAAGGTTCGTGTTTACGTTGTAATCGCAAACATTAGCTAGATTGACTTTAGCTAGTAACTATATTGGTGGGTAACCACCTATACTAGAGAGCCCCTGGGTTTTACCTCCTTTCTCCTGGGGGCTCTTTTTTAGTTCTACTTATGGGATCAACTTACTTAAATATAACCAACGCAGTTATTAGGCGTTTTTCTGATGTAGAACTAACTTCGGTTAACTTTGCAGCGGCCACTACCTATCATGCCTATGTTAAGGATGTTGTTAACGATGTCATTCGTGAGATACAACAAACTGAAAGACAATGGCCTTTCAACCATCAAACAAAAACCCAAACTCTTACAGTGGACGAGCAGGAATATCCTTGGCCTACAATAGCTGATGGTGATGATGGTGATGCAGAAGCAATTGATTGGGATACGTTCTTTTTAGTTAGAGATGATACACTTTCTATTTCTCAAAAGAAACTAGAAAATATTGATTATGATGAATATCTAGAGAGACATAAATCTAGAGCAGAAAACATGATTATTACAGGAACTAATCTTAGAGTTCCTAAACTTATTTATAGAGCCCAAAACAATAATTGGGGGGTTGATATTAAACCTGATCGTGAATATCAAGTTTCTTATGAATATTGGGGCTACCCATCAGAGCTAACAGCTTTTAATAATACTACTACAATTCCTAGTAGGTTTGATTGGATCATTAAACACGGATGTTACTCTGAGCTTTATGGTCAACGTGGTGATCCTGGTATGAAAGATCGCTATGCTAATTCATATAGAAAAGGTTTAGATAACATGGTTGAACTTCTTATTAACAAACCTAGTGAATTTAGAGATGGTAGAGTTGGGATTGCTGGTTAGTGGCTGAATGGAAAACTAAAGTTGTAGTAATGGAAGGCGGAACTCAAACTTCCCTAGAATTTATTGCACAAGAGTCACAATTACCTGGATCACTTATAGACTCTCTAAATGTTGAGTCAGGAAAATCTGGCGGCTATTCTCGTATTAAAGGTTTTGCTAAATTTGATTCTAATGAAGTTCCAGGTTCTGGAAACATCTTAGGAACTTTTGTATTTAATGGTGGTGCTATAGCCTGTAGAGGAACTGCTGTTTATTTTAGTTTAGGCTCTGGGTGGGGTTCTGCAATAAATCCTTCTACTAGAACTTCAGCAGGATACTACCAAGGTGAAAAATATACTTGGGGTGCTACAGAGAGAATTACACTAGTTGATGGGGTTAATAGACCCTTCAAGTATGATGGTTCTACAGCAACAGACTTAACAGCGGCTCCTGCGGGTGCTACGTGTGTTACGGAATTTAAAAACCATTTATTCCTTGGTGTTGGAGGTACTTTATATTTTAGTGCTCCTAATAATGACACTGATTACACTACAGGTAGCGGCGGTGGAGCAGATGTTATAGGTGATGAAATAACTGCCTTAGCATCTTGGAGAGGTAATTTATATATCTTCTGTAGAGGAAGTATTCATAGACTTTCAGGAAACAGTGCTTCTGATTTTGTATCAGAGCCCATTACAGAATTTCTTGGTTGTGAGCATGGTAACACAGTAAAAGAACTTGCAGGGGATTTATTTTTCCTAAGTGATGCTGGTGTTAGAACTATGTCAAACACTGAAACAGTTGGTGATGTTAGCTTAGAGCTTGTTACCGATATGTTACGTGCAGATGTACAAAGTTTACATGATACATTTGAAGGTGGTATTATTCATGCTGCTATTAATAGTACAAAAGGTCAATACAGATTATTTGGATATAAAGACTCTGTAGGAACCTCAAACCCTTTAGATGCTATTAATATTTGTGCCACAACAAACATGCAGGGTCAGCCCACACTTGAATGTTTTAAAATTAAAGGCATCTATGCGACCGGAGCAGACTCAGACTTTAAAGAAGGTAATGAACTTTTTCTCCATGGTTGCGGGGTGAGTGGGTACATTTATAGACAAGATTTTGGTGACTCCTTTGATGGAGGAAATATAGAAGCTTTTATTCAACTTCCTTATATGGTTTTTGATGATCCTGCTTTTAGAAAGAACATCCACAGACTTACAGTACATGCTAATGCGGACTCAGATGCTCTAGTACAATTATCTGCACAGTTATATTTAAATGATAACGATCAAACAATAGTACAACCAACATCAATTGATTTATCAGGAAATGTTCCAGGAACTGCTGCAATTTATGGATTTGCTGGAGGAACATCTGGAGGAACTTTGTATGGTGCTTTTATATATGGTCGGGGCGTTACACCAAAGTATAAAGCATATCCGTCTGGGTCTGGTGAAAACATTTCGACTAAACTTTTTAGTAATGACACACTACCAGCATGGTCAGTAAAAACACTTATATTTGAATATGAGTTGGGAGATAGAATTTAATGGGAACTGGATATGTAAGGCAGTCAGCAGCAGAAATTGTTGATGGTCAGGTAGCAAATGCTTCTGACTTTAATAATGAATTTGAAGCTATTAAAGACGCTTTTGATGGAACTTCTGGACACTCTCACGACGGTACTGTTGGTGAGGGTCCTCTTATTGCTATTCTTACAGGAACATCAGGATCATTTACAGCCGCTCGTGGTGGCTTAACATCTACTACAACAGACCCAACAGCCACAGATGACACTCCTGACTATGTTGTAGGAAACCTCTGGGTTAACACAACTACTGATGAAATCTTTATTTGTGTAGATAATACTTCTACAGCAGCTATTTGGCAAAAGCAACAGGGTAAAAGTGTTGCTAGTGCTCCTACAGCTACAAATGATATTACAGAAGGTTATACAATAGGTTCTTTATGGGCCAACACGGCTATTGGGGTTTCCTTTATATGTACAGATAATACCGATACAGCCGCTGTTTGGAAGCCTATTTCTTTTGGTAAAAATAATTCAACTGGCTCCGCTCCAGGAGTTACTAACGATATTGATGAAGGGTATCTTCCTGGTTCTGTTTGGCTAAACACTTCATCTGGTCAATTATATATATGCTCAGATAACTCTGACGGCGCTGCTGTGTGGTCCAACCAAGGGGCTGCAGGTCAAGTTAAAGTTGATGCTGCTGCTGCTGCTGGGTATCTTATTGATGTTCTTACTGTTGGTGGTGGTTCTTTAACAGATAATGGTGATACCTTAGATATTCCTTCAAGTCCATTAGGATTAACTAATGGTGGTGATAAAACAACAGCTTTTACAGCAGTTATTAATACTAAATACACTGTGGATTGTACTAGCGCAGTTGAAGTAACTTTACCAGCAGCACCAAGTAAAGGAGATATTGTTGTATTATCTAAATATAATTCAGGAAATATAACAATTAACTTAAATAGCTTAAAATATTATGGGTCAACTACAGACCCTACAACTACAGCACAGGGAATTATTATGTTACAATATACAGATACAGCAACAGGATGGATTGACCTATGAGTATTCTTTCAGGGCTTCGCGCATCCCCCCCTATCGAGATTATTGGGCGTGGCACAAAGACCATTCCGGTCCCTGATAATTGTGTCGCCTATGAAATTTATTTGTGGTCCGGGGGTGGCTCCGGTGGGGCGGCACGCGATGCGACGAACGGGCGTAAGGCGTCCGGTGGGTCGGCTGGTGGTTACGCGAATATCAAGCGCGTGATGCTTACTGGCGTAACGTCTTTAACTGCCGTTCTCGGTGCGCCGGGCGCTGCGGTTACGGTGACAACAGATACATCAACCAACGGCAACAATGCTTCAAGCAGTACGGTTACGGACGGCACCGTGACACTGACCGTTCCGGGCGGTAAAGGCGGCCTGGCCAACGTCAACACCACTGCGGTAGCTGCGGCTGATCCTGCGTCTACTCCAACCGTCAGTGACAGCGGCGACATTAACACGGCCATTGGCGGAACGTCCGGTGCGAACACGTCTGGCAACGCAACTAAGGACGTCGCAACGGGTGGTGGTTCTGCTGCTGGTCCTTGGGGCGGTGGTAAAAATTCCGGCTCTGTCATAGGTGCGTTTACAGGTGCGACAGGCGCCGCGTCGCCCTTTTTTGTCTCGGGTGATGTTCTTGGGGATGGGTTT